AAAGCGTCTTGTTCTGCTTTTAAGGCATCTTTTTTAGCATCTTGCTCTTCTTTTATTATGGTCATAACCATTTTGTGAAGAGCTTGCATATTCTTTTCTTGTTCTTTTGCGGCTGAAGATGAAGATGATCCACCGCCCCTAGAACCACTCCCAAGAAGATCACTAAATCCAGGGAAATTACTCCTTGGGGGTTCGCTTACAGGAGGAGGGTTAAACGGAAGATTGTTTGCCGCAGCATAAGCAAGATATTCAGCTTTAGTCATATCGCTTGGTCTTTGTTCCATTCCTGGAATTAAACCTGGAGAAACAATGTTTCCTGTTACGACATCAACAAGAAACCTTATATGATAGTCTCCGCTAATTGCCAAAGCAGAATTTCCAATGTCCAACATCTCAGCAATAACTCTTTGAGCTTCTTCAATTGCACCTTGAGATAGAAGTCTTAGCGCCTCATCTATCTTACTCATTACATAAGTAGTTTCAGTACCTATCAAACCCCACGCTTCAGCCTGAGAATAAACCATATTGTAAGCTGTTTCAGCCGCCTGTCCTTCTAAGTTCATAAGACTAAGTCTTTGAATCAACGTGTTTATAATTGCGGATTGAGTAGCTTTTTCATAAGCCTCTGCGGTTTTTAAAATATCCTGTTCTACGTTATATAACTCATATTGTAAGTCACCTAATTGAGTCAGCTGACTGTCTGATAAAGTGTCTTGTTCACTCAGTTCCTTGATGGCTTCTCGTAATTCTACTGCTCTTATAGCCGATTCGTTTTGTTTTTCGATGTATGAATCAAAAGATTTGCCAAAAGAATCATCAATCAATGTTTTTAAGTCATCAAAATTTCTTGAAACTTCTTCTGTCACATCTGAAACATCTTTAGTGGCTGAAACCCATCTTTGCGCCCAACCATCTATTTCAGCTTTAGTAGAATTAAACAAAGAATATTGAGCATTTGTCAAAATATCAAAGTCTTCAGCGGTTGAAACAACAGCTTGTCCAACACCTGTGGTAGATCTAACCAAATTTCCATTTTCATCAATGGTGTATCCAGCTATTTCTGCCGCTCTTTTTACCGCACTCGTATATTCTTCATACGTACTGGCAGTATTTCTTAATTGTTTTATTGTTTCTTTTAAACCTTGATCTATAATGCCTTGTTTATCAACAAATGCGGAAGCTACTGCGGCTAAACCTTTTTGCTTTTGGTTTACTCCGTCAATCATTTCTCCGTATGTTTTAAGTATGCCATATGATGTTTTTAACTCATCGTCCAAATTCTCATATGCCTCTGTCCAAGCATTAGCTGTTTTCTCAAGACCTATATCATTTTGTTTTTTCACTGTTAGTTGCCAAGTAACTATCACTCCTGTTACTGCGGCAATTGCCAAACCTAAAACTCCTGCGGCACTAATATTAGCGGCAATAGTTGAAAGAAGAGCTTTTAATGCTCCCCCAAGACCTTTTCCTGCCATACTCATTGAAACCACGCTCATAACTGCTCTCAATTCTATAAGAGCTACTTTAAAAGCATTTACGGCTCCGCTTGCTTCTGTAAATAAAGAAACAATTTTAGATGCGTTTAAAGCCATCATTAATCCTAAAATGGTTTCTAATACGGGTATCAAACCACCCATTTCAGATATTGTGTCAATTGATGCTGTGCTTAGATCTAAAAAGAATTTTATGGCATCCGAATTAATTGTTTTCTGCCACATGAGTTCAACAGACGCAGTTAATTTATTGGTCTTTGCTTCAACGCTTTCTAAGTAAATTGCGTATCGCTCGTTTGCTAGACCAGCAAATCCCAACTGATCAGTTTGTGCTTTTAAAACCTCGTTATAATTCTCCATTAGAACTAGGAAATTTTCTCGTTGCCGAACTTTTCTGTTACTTTCACACCGAGAACCATGTTACTGACCATTTTTCAATGGCGAATAAGAATTTCTTCTTATTTCTGCAATTTCTTTTTGTTATAGTTGCAGAGCAGACTCTATCTTCTTCTTTCGTTTTACAAAAGAAGGATGACGTAAACCTATGTGTCACCACATATGTATGTAGTCGTTACGGATTTTCAAAAATTATAAGTATTGACTAAAAATTTTGTGTAGTTTAGTCAAATCTTTTCTAAAAACTTCTATTAATTTAATATTATTATCTTTACAAATATTTCTTTTTTCTTCCATTCGTTCAAAATAATAATCTTTTTCTGGCATTCCAAAAAATTCTACAAATATGTTTTTCTCAATTACCCAATCAACTCGTTTTAATCCACACCTATCATCTTCACAATATTCATTATACATTTCTTCTTTTTTATAATCTATATTGTTATTTATTAAAAAGTTTGTTATTTTTAATTCTGATTTAGAGAAACATAAATCATTATTTTTAGAATAATAAGTACTAGATTCTCCAAATAAAGAAGAATTTGAATCTAAATTAGCTAGCTCGCATGCGTTTCTATATCCACCAAAACGTCTTTCAAATGTTTTTACAGATGGCAGTCCATAAAGAACGAGTTCGCTTCCATAGGGAGTTCTTCCCAATCGTTCTCCTAATTCTTTTAACTGCTCTATCATTTGATCTGCATCATACCATTTTACGCCTTTTTCCTTAGTTTTATGAATCCCTAATTTAAGAGCCATAGTTCTTATGCTCTCCGGCTTTCTATTAGTAAAATATTTTTCACTCAGATGATTATTGGTATAATGAGGATAAACGGTTTTCAATAATTCAATATCGGAATTTATCCAAGGTTGATTTACTTTCAGACCTAAATTATTTATTTTTGTATAAACTCCAGATATGGTTCGATTTAATTTTTTGGCAATTTCTTCATAAGATAATATGTTATAATTCTTTATTAAAAAATCAATTTCATCAAATGAATAATCTCTATTTTTTTCAACAACTATATTTAATTCAGACGCTTTGTGACGAATTGAATCAATGTTGTTGTTTTCTAGTTTTTTCATTAACAAATCATAATTTCCACTAGGATATAATTCTTTCAGCGTTTCAATTCTATCGTCTGTCCACTGGTATCTCCCAATTCCCCAAGAAGAAATTAATTTTAATATTGTTGAAGAACTTCTGCTTACTTTCTTACATATTTCGCTTAATGGAATTTTGTTATAATTATTTTTAATGTATTCTAATTCATCAGGCGTTAATGGATTCTTTTTCATATTGTTTAATTATCTTTTTTAAAAACATTCGCTACACATCAAATGTTTCAGCAACTTATTTTTTTTATAATTTTTGAATCTTTCCTCGGAATTGTCTGCTTCCAGAGTTTTTCCGATATGGTCATCTTCTGAGATTTTTATTCTAATTATAGAAAATGCAATCTCTATATGTTACCATATATTCTGGCATTCTATTTTTACCAGCAATAGCATTGGCTACAGCACTTTGTTCAACCTCTGACATATCCTCCCATTTTGTGCTAATTTCATCTAGCACATCCCCCATTGGTCTAAATGTATCCGCTGTTTCTCTTAATTGTATGTCCACTAAAGACAATGCTTGTTCTACATCCGACAATGTTGTAGCATCATCTTCAAACATTTTTCCTAACTTAATATTTTCGAGCCTTGCGAACATAGTTTTTAAGCTTTGTCCGATACTTTCAGCACTGCGCCTCGTTGTACTAGAAATCACAGCGACATAACTTGCCAATTCTTCAAAACTAACACCCGCTTGTTGAGCAGAATTAGACGAATATTGTAAGGCTGTAGCCAGCTCACTTACGGACGTTGCCATATTATTGTCCAATCCCACAAGCTTATCGACAACCAAACTAACATCTTCAGCCTCTAATTTAAAACCATTCATAATACTTGTCAAATATTCAGTTGATTGAGCCGATTCTAAGTTACCCAACTTGCTCATCTTCATTGTTTCTTCCATCAACTTAGAAGTTTCTTCAACTGTCTTCCCTTGCCTAAACCATTCTAATGATCCACGTGCCACCTCCAAAGTTGTAGCACCAAGATTCTTAGCCAATTGATTATATTGTTTGGATAATTTTTCAGTTTCTTCAGCGGTCATACCTGTAACAATTTGAACATTAGTCAATTCTTTATCTAAATCTTTTATATATTGAATTCCATTACCAATTTCTTTCAAACTACCATACAACAATTGAGTTGAAATACCCCAAATTGCAATTTTCTTTAAAGCCACTCCAACCATAGTAGAAAAATCATAGCCATCTTTAGTTACATTCTTCATTCCTGCGCCAGCTTCAGCCATAGATGTTTTTAAATCATCAAAACCCATTCTGACATCTTTTACTGAAGTAGCACCACCAGATGAAAAATCTGCTATCTGTGTTCTTAAGGTTGCTAAAGAAGATTTTACTTTATCACTTTTAAATATGTCAGGAGATTTAAACTCCATTCTCGCAATTTGATTATTCCATTGTTTTACATATTCGCCTATTTGTTTTGATCCTAAATTTATCTTAGGAGATATTGTTGTTGACTTACTCGCTGTCAAAATAGCTGACTTCATCTGCTTTGGATCAACTTGAACTTCAACAAGGGCATAATACTTACTACTTGTTGCCATTAAATAACCTCCCTTCAACCTCCTGAAAAGAGGTTAGGTATATTTCATTATTCTATTTTTCATTATTTTATAAATTAAACATATCATCAATTATTTCTTCAGTATGATCTTTTGAATAATCAAG